TACCGTGCCATTATCGCACTCTTTACATTCTAATTCTACAATCATTACTGTACCTTTTAAATGACAAAGACCCGTTAAGTGTTCGGGGTACAGCCTACTAACTCAACGAGCCTTTAATAATTTCTTTATAGAGTTCTGTACCAACTCGAATACAAATATAACTATTTATTTTTAATCTGCAAGTGTTTGTCTTTATATTTTTTAATTAAATTCTTTATTTCATTTACGGTTAGTTTTAACGGCTCTTTATTTCTTTCCGATACCAATGTATCAAAATTGCTTTTACCTATCCTTAACGGCAACTTATGTGCGTATTCAGATATATTTCCGTGCAAGTGTTGATTACATCTTACACATTGACCGTGAACATTGTCTTCATTAAACCGTAAACGTGGATAGCTTCCAACTGAATAATAATGCCCTGCATCAAACTTAACACCTTGCAGACTTGCGCCACATGAAATACAACCTTTCTCAATATCTCGCTCTCTTATGTATTTGTTGAATGTAGATTGTGCTAACTTCATCCATTCGCTACGAGTCATTAACTTTTCTTTGCGTTTCTTTTTTTCTTTTCGCCAGTCTTTTTGCTTTTTGATTTTAGCGTATTCGTATCCACATTTAGCAGAACAGACCATTTGCAAAGGACGCATAGGCTCAAATTTAATTTTACATACTTTGCATTTTTTTAATCACATCGCTTAATATTATTCATTTCGCTTTTAAGATAAGAAATATTTGTACGTATAGCATCTATTATTCTGTAACCAGCATCCATTATTCTGCGCAATTTATACATTAACGGATAAGTAACATGAGCTTCATTAACCGCCCTTGCAACGCTTTGACCCTCTTGAACTAACTCAAATACTTTACATTCAAATGCATCATGCTGTTGGCTTCTAACTGTTTCAAAGTAGTACAGTAAACCACTTATTTTCTGCTGGAGTAATAACAACTCCTCTCCATTTGTACGGTCACATTTGTAATACTGATTAACGTATTCGTTCAGGTCTTCTATTTCTTTCATGATCTATTTCTTTTTTTAATTCTCTCATTTTCTCGCAGTAATCTATGTTTTTTGGAAAAGGTAGCGTTTCGGACATAAACTCGCAATACTGAATAAATAGTATTCGCGCGTCCTCTTCTCCGTATCTTTCAACATACAAGTTGTATTCGTATTCAATGGTCATTCTGCTAAATCATTTACAATATATTCAATACTCATTTCGCACACAAAAATATAAAAACTAGACTGTTCATAAATCTTATTATTTTGATAGTATTCTATTTGATTTCTAAAATACTGAACCGCACCATCTATTCCTAATTCGCGTACTTTTTTTCTACAAAACTCTTTAAAATGGAGCGTCTTCCCCTTCTCCTTCAAATTCAAATTCATCATTTGGTTGAAAATTATTTTGTTCAATAAATTGATTAGGGTTGTAATCTATTTGCTTTCGTTGGCCTTTTTCTGTCAAGTCAAACTCATACGGAGCGCACCCATCTATATAATACCTTGCGCTTGGCACATGGTATCTAAACTTAATTACTTGACCGATACTTCCCTGAAAACTAAACTTTGTTTTCATGTTGTAAAAGTCCGTACTTCCTTCTTCCATTTCTGTCGCAAAGTTTCTGTAAATTGTAAATCCATTGTGCGACTGGTTACGAAAATCTGAACTTCCAGATACATCATATAAAGTTGGTACTTCATAAGTCTGCTTTTTTTCGATCTTTTTCATCTTAGTAGGATGAGCAACTAAAAAGACTTGTACATTGTTCTGTTGACAGAAAGCCGTTAGCTTAGTTAAAACCTTGTCAATCCCTTCTTTGCCATGGTAACCCTCAGGCATTTGTACTTTGTTCCAAGCATCGACTACAAATACATTGATGCCAAAAGTAAATAATTGCTCTTTAAATTTTTCTATTAGCCAATTCCAATCAATAACTTCTGCGCCTTCTCCTGCCGTAATATATAAACGTTCTTTTGACCATTGCTTAAAGCGTTGTATATCTTCTTTAGTCATTCGCTTCACATTATCCACATCTTTGTAAAATGGTCTTCCTATTGCCTTTTGAGCAAAGTTAGCAAAGTGCATTTCTATTGGGTGGTGTTCCGGAGAAAAGAAACTACTTTTTAGATCAAACTCATCAATCAAATTTAAAACATACCATTCGACAAAGTTACTTTTACCGTGTGATGGTATTCCTGTGATTGTAGTAAGTTGACCTTGCAAAGTGCTAAATGTTTCGTGAAAGTTTCCAAAACAAGTTTTCTTTGGTGCTATGGTTTTAGGCACTCCGTTTAAATAGAGGTTGTCAATTTGTTCGCTAAAATCAAATGCGTTAAACGTTCCGTTGACTGGAAAAGATTGTGCATTTTTTACACTATCTAATAAATCATTAGTTAATAGATCATCGTTTGCATCCTTGCCTTTCCATTGCACAAACTTACATTTATACTTTCCTAATCGGTGTGCTATCTTATCTCTTATCTGTTCGCCTTTCTCATCATTGTCAACTGCAATAATATACTCTTTAACTTCATCAAGATACTCTTTTGAGTTTTGCCAATAGTCGTCATTATCATTCGCTCCACTTGGTAGAGAAATTACATTTTTAAATCCACTTTGATACATGGCCAGGACATCAAACTCTCCTTCAACAATGTAAACGGTTTCGGCTCCTACTACTGAATTAATGTTATAAAATATAGGCTTACCCCCTTTGGATTGTGTAAAGTTCTTTTTACCATCTCTATATTTTTTATTGACTAATACACCACTTTCAAAGTAATTAAACACTATACAGTTTTGCTCTTTTCCTACTTGTGGTATGTATTGGTTTTCCTCTGTCACTGATAGATCCATCAAAGTAGATTGGCGAATACCTCTAGCCTCTTCACACCACTTAACCAAGTTATCTGACAAAGAAGTATAGTTTGTCCATTCTTGAGGTGGCAACTCATACACCTTTTCTGTATATGATTGTTTGTTTTCATCCTGAAAAGACACAGCGTTGCAATGATTGCAATAAGCCTTGCCAATAGTAAAATTTACAGATAAACACTTGTGATTTTTTTTCTTTCTTGTATGACTACAAACTGGACATGTAGTGGTTTTTTGTCCAGTACGTGAACCTTTTACTTCAATTAATTCCCATTCAAATTTTTCCATGATTATAGTGCAAATTTCATTGGTGAGTTACTTGTCTCGTTATTTTCTGTTATTTCATCATTCCAACTTTCATTGTTTAAAAATGTAACTGGATTCTTTCGAAACTTTTCTTCATTATGTTTTTCAACATACTTTGGAACTATCGAAATTATTTTCTCCATAGTTTCAATATCTAGTTTCATCCATTTAGCTAACGATTTTTTTCTATCTACTTTCTTTTTGTAAAGATTCCAAAAGGTATCAAATAGATTGTTCTTTTGTTTTTTTGTTTCTTTGTTCTCTTGTTTAGTTATGGTGTCAGTTGCTTTGTCAGGTGCTTTGTCAAGTGCTTTGATACTTGCTTTGTCAAGTGCTTTATCAGGTGCTTTGTCAATATTTGATAGGGCAACTATTTTACTTTGATGCTGATTTAAGCTATTTTTTACTATTTTTATGAAGCCAAATTCAACTAAATCATTTAAGGTGTTCTTGTAAGTATTGTAACTTCCAATTCCTAAACATTCCATAGTAACAGAAGTAGGTAGTCCAAATTCTTTTTTTTGTCCTAATCTATTCCATTTATCTACTAAAAAGCAATAAAAATCACTGTGTTTAGATTTTACTTTTGAGGGGTTCTCAAATTTATAGTTGTACCAATTTCTTAAAAGGTTGTATCCATTCATTTTGCATCTTTTTTTATATGCACTATTTAAAAAAAGGAGAGGGGAAAGGAAGTGCATAAACCTTTTACGAGTTGATCGGCTCAACCCTCTCTGCAAATATAATATTAATATTTTAAACTAACTTTACTTCTTGATCTATAATTATAAATATCTTCAATTAAAGTTTTATACTGTTCTCTATTTGAACAATCGACTAAAGCTGTCGGTTGCAATCTAACTTTATGCATAAATTCATTAAAATCAAATTTTTTATTTTGAAACAAACCTATTAACGTTCCAACAAATGAGCTTCTATTATAGCCTTCATAATATGATTGTATCATTCTAATTTTATTCGCCCACTCTTGCGCTAAATCAAAATCTTTACCTTTCCATGTTCCCTCTTCAAATACTTCTAATGAATTTCTATCACCATCTTTTCTATATTTTCTAGAAATACCACTATTTGTTCCAGAACTTATGTTAGAACACATTCCTATACAATCTGTAAAAGTAAAATCATTATTTTTTTGTACAAACTTTTTTAATTTCATGTATGATTCAACACCCATGTCAGCGTAACCATTCATAAAATCTTTTTTTGTCCAATTTTTTTGATTAAGGTTTAAAGTATGAACTTCTGATAAGTTATACCCATTAATTACAATGTAGTAAACAAATGTTTCAGCTTCTTTAGCGGCAGCTAATCTATGCTGTCCATCAATAACCTCATACTTTTCATTTACAATAATAGGATTGCATTTCATTCCGTATTCTTTTACACTATCAGACAATCTTCTAATGTGTTGTAAGTTTGGGACTCTATTGCCTTCTATTGACTTAAATATAGATAAGTCATAAGTTTTGTAAACTTCGTTTACTTTTTCTGTTTTTCGCACGTGGCTACTATTTTTTGCCATTGGTGCTTTGTTTTTAATTAACATATATTTATTTATTTATTGTTACTTAACTAAAAAAGCCTTATAAATCCTTGAGGCTCTCACTTCTCAATTCATTATAAGGCTAAAATAATTTCCTATGTTGCTATGATGTGAGAGCGCAACTTCTACAAATATAACAATTATTCGCTTACAATCTCCAATTCGTTAAACTTTTCTTCAAGTATTCTGTAGATTTCCATGATGTCCTCATCTACTCCCTTATCTCCACCGTCTAATACTTGGCTTAGTAACTCGTTAGCATCTGTTAGCCATGAGTTTGTCCGTGTGTTTAATCGTTTAGGAAGCAGTCGATCTGCTTGTAAGTCCTCGAGTTCATCTCTTACTATAAGCATTAACCCTGTAAGTCGTGCTATTTTCTGTGCTGTTGTTAGTTTCATATTAAAATAATCTTTGTTGTGAAATATGGTTTTGTATGCGTTTAATCGCTGAATCGTAGTAGTCCTTGTCAAGTTCGCAGGCTGTTATTTCATATCCTAAATCATGACAAGCCAGCACAATGCTTCCACCGCCCAAATGCGTGTCAAGTATTTTACTTTTTGGTTCTGCATAATTTTCCAAAACCCATTTATAAAGTTCAGTAGGTTTTTGCGTTGGGTGTATTCTAACCTTATCTTTAGTGTCTTTTATAAAACCTTGTTGTCTAATTGTTTTCTTTTTTAAAACTTTAGTAAAAGAAGTCCAAGCAAGTTCACAATCTGAAAATGGGTTTTTAAGTTCCATCTCGCCTATTTTATCCCATACTATCCAACACTTACTTACAGGTAAAGCAAAATAATTGCCACCCCAAACAATTTGATACTTACTTACTCTAAATAATTCTTGCCAATATTCGTCAGTAGGTATGCTTTTATCCCAATCAACATCAGTTAATTTTGGTAAGTTTTTAGTTGTATTTCCATATCCGTTTTTACCTCTTGCATATTGCACACCATAAGGCGGATCTACTATTGCAAGTTCAAAATAATTATCAGGATAACGAGCCATTAAAGCCATGTTGTCCTCGTTAGTAATCTCAATCTTATCTGTTAGTTTCATGTTTTAAAATATTTTTCAAAATTTTCACCATTTATAAAGGCATCTTCTATTTTTTCACCATTACTATTAACGATATAGCAATCATCTGATTCTAAGAACTTAACAAAGCTATCAAAATATTTTAACCTATCCGCTTTTATTTTCTCTCTTATCCACTCAGCTCCTTCAATAAATGAATAATATTGAATAATATTTTTAGATCCTTTTTGCATGCAGTGTTCTCCTGCTTTTATTCTTATTTCTAAATCTGTTATTTCCATCTTATGTTTTTTTTAATTGCTAATTAAGGCAAAAGAGCTATCATTTCACCCTCTTGAATATAATAGGCTTGTTGCAAATATCCTAATGTATTTCTATTGATCCCTTTTAAATACTCTTTTTTTCTTTTTAAATTATATTCAAAATAAGATTCTTTATCATTAACTGTAACATCTCCGTTTATAACTTCATCAATACATCCCTGACAAATATCAGCGAAATACTTATCTGTTTTTAATAAAGTTTTTTCGGTTAACTTCTTATTATTAAAATAAAATTGATTACTCATACTACTGTTTTTTTAATTATTATCACTGCAAATATAGTAATTAAATTCGAAATACCAAATGTATTGACAAAAAAAAGAGGCTAATTAAAGCCTCCTTTTCCGATAACATATAATTAAAAAAAACAGTCCAGCGGGTGCTGGTTATTATGATGATACAAATATAATCAAAAAAACCGATTAACCAACCATCCACCACCAATAAATCCAATAATTAACCAAAGCCACCACCAACTGCGAGACTGTTTGCGCTCTGTACGCTCCTCTTGCTTAGTTTCCTTGTAGGCATACCGTTCTTTAATTCTAACAGTATCTTTAACGGTTTTGTACTTCCATCTAGTTTCGTAACGTGTTTTCGGCTTTAAATAGCGTGTTTGTAAAATTGTATCTCGTTTTGTTACCGTCTGCACCACCTGGAACGTATCATTGTAAAATATAGTGTCAAGTCGTACATCTGTTAATTGGATCGTGTCGTTCCATTGTTGTAATATGTCAGGTTGCTTGTATTTTGCTCTTCGGATATGATAGTGAGGTGAGCATGATGATAAAATTACGAGTAGTATAAGTAGGTGTCTCATGTTAGAAAAAATATGTTAATTTAGTTACTTGACCATGCTTTGGGTGATGTAAAAACCCCTCTATTGCCTTAGGAGAATGTTGATATCCATTACGATGGTGCCATCCATCCGTACCGCTGGGACTTCTTAAACTTTGTAAGGTTACACCGTGAAAGTCTTTACCTGTATAGTGATGTATGTGATGCGTATAAATGTAACGCTTTTCTGTACTACTCCAGTCCTCACTTTCATTAGCCATTAATA